AAAACAAAATCAAGACCTCAGTCAAGATTACATAGAAGAAAAGTAATTAACCGATCACACCTACCTTAGGACCGTGTGGCCCGGCTGCTGGGCAGGCAAAGCGATTCGCTACCGTGATGCTTGAAGTGAGCAAATTTTTCTTGACAACGCCAAAATCTGTGTTATACTAGTGTTTTAGGAGTACTCATGGATAACAAATCATTCAACGGCGAACAAAAGATCAAACTCACCCAAATCATCAATGAAGGCATGCAGGTCATGCACGAGATTGATACCCTGCAAGGCGGCTTGACCGACACCATCAAGGCCATTGCAGAAGAATTAGAAATCAAACCGGCTGTGTTGAAAAAAGCCATTAGAGTGGCACACAAGGCCGAGTTTGGCAAGACCAAACAAGATCAAGAACTGTTGGAAACAATTCTTGAAACTGTGGGCAAGACATTATAAATATTGCTTTCAACAGCAACGAGTCGTTCACGTTAAGAACATGTAACAAGGCTAAACCGGCCACAAACGGAGACCAATGAGTTATATTGACGCACTATTTGATCGTGAGCACGATCGCATTCACGTGGTAGAACGCCGCGAAGGCAAAAGGCAGTATCGAGAGTATCCTGCCAATTATGTTTTTTACTACGACGACCCCAGAGGCAAGTTTCAAAGCATCTACGGCACGCCTGTGTCAAGATTTAGCACACGCAACAACAAAGAGTTCCGCAAGGAAGTCCGAGCACAAAGCGGCCGCCAAATCTACGAATCGGATATCAATCCCATATTCCGATGCTTTGAAGAAAACTACAAAGACCAAGACGCCCCTACGCTACACACAGCCTTTTTTGACATTGAAGTTGGGTTTGATGCGGTGCGTGGATTCTCTCCGGTAACAGATCCTTTCAATGCCATCACTGCCATATCGGTATATCTGAATTGGTTGGAGCAACTGGTCACTCTTGTGGTGGCACCACGCCACATGAGTGCAGAGACTGCTCGTGAGATCTGTGCGGAATTCGAAAACACTGTGTTGTGTGAATCTGAAACAGAAATGTTGAAGATGTTCCTGGATCTCATTGATGATGCAGACATCTTGAGTGGATGGAACTCGGAAGGCTATGACATACCTTACACAGTGAATCGTATCACTCGAGTGCTCAGCAAAGACGATACCCGACGTTTTTGTTTATGGGGGCAGTTTCCCAAGAAACGTGTATTCGAACGCTTTGGTGCTGAAAACGAAACTTATGACTTGGTAGGTCGTGTGCATATGGACTATATGCAACTGTATCGCAAGTACACTTATGAAGAGCGACACAGTTACAGTCTGGATGCCATTGCTGAATACGAGCTGGGTGAACGCAAGACACAGTTTGAAGGCACCTTGGATCAGTTGTACAACCAACACTTTAAGACCTTTATTGAGTACAACCGGCAAGATACCTTGTTGTTGGACAAACTAGACAAAAAACTGCGCTTCTTGGAACTGGCCAGCGAACTGGCACATGCCAACACTGTGCTGTTGGCCACCACGATGGGTGCTGTGGCTGTGACCGAACAGGCCATCATAAACGAAGCACATGAACGTGGCATGGTTGTGCCCAATCGACAACAGCGACTCACAGACGAGGACACACAGGCTGCAGGTGCTTATGTGGCGTATCCCAAGAAAGGACTACATGAGTGGATTGGGTCAGTTGACATCAACAGTCTATATCCGTCAGCAATTCGTGCGTTGAACATGGGTCCAGAAACCATCATAGGCCAACTGCGTCCAGTGATGACTGACCGATACATCAAGGACAAAATGGCTAAGGGTGATTCATTTGCGGCTGCATGGGAAGGTGTGTTTGCTTCGTTAGAATACACAGCAGTGATGGAACAACAACGTGGTACAGAGATCACCATTGACTGGCAGTCAGGTGAAGAGACTGTACACTCAGGCGCTGAAATTTGGTACATGTTGTTTGACTCAAATCAACCTTGGATCCTATCAGCCAATGGCACCATATTCACCTACGAAAAGAAAGGCGTGATCCCAGGCTTGCTGGAACGCTGGTATGCAGAACGTAAAGAAATGCAGGCCAAAAAGAAAGAAGCCAAGGATGCCAAAGAGATTGCTTTCTGGGACAAGCGTCAGTTGGTTAAGAAGATTAACTTGAACAGCTTGTACGGTGCTATTTTGAATCCAGGTTGCAGGTTTTTTGACAAGCGTATTGGACAAAGCACAACACTCACAGGACGTAGCATTGCCAAGCACATGGACGCATACTTGAATGAGTGCATAACAGGTGAATATGACCATGTGGGCCGAGCAGTTATCTATGGCGACACAGACTCCTGCTACTTTTCAGCATGGCCAGTGCTCAAACAAGAAGTTGCCGAAGGTCGCATGGCCTGGTCAAAGGAAATCTGTATTCAGTTATACGATTCAATTGCTGACCAAATCAATGACTCATTTCCAGCATTCATGGAACGTGCATTCCATTGCCCCAGAGACATGGGCGAGTTGATCAAGGCCGGACGTGAAACAGTGGCAGACCGTGGCTTGTTCATCACTAAGAAACGCTATGCTGTCAACGCCATTGACATTGAAAACAAACGACTAGATGTCAACGGTGCCATTGGCAAGACCAAGGCCACTGGCCTTGATCTAAAACGTAGTGACACTCCCAAAGTTATTCAAGACTTCTTGTTGGAAATTCTAAATAAAGTGCTGTCTGGTGCGCAACGTGATGAAATCATTGAACGTGTGCGTGAATTCAAGTATGAATTCAAAGAGCGCCCAGGCTGGGAAAAAGGCTCGCCCAAGCGTGTGAACAACTTGACCAAGTACGGCAAGGAAGAAGAACGCCTGGGCAAAGCCAACATGCCCGGACATGTACGTGCGGCGCTAAACTGGAACAACTTGCGGCGAATGAACTCAGACAACTACAGTATGCAGGTGGTCGACGGCATGAAGACCATTGTGTGCAAACTCAAACCCAATGCTCTTGGATGGACCAGCATTGGCTATCCCACAGATGAAATGCACTTGCCACAGTGGTTCAAGGAATTGCCTTTTGACAACACAGAAATGGAAGCCACTGTGGTGGATCAAAAGATTGACAACTTGTTGGGTGTGTTGGACTGGGATTTGGCCGCTGCCACCAACACAGAAAACACATTTACTGCACTATTCTCATTCGAATGAAACTCAGCGATTTAATATCTTATTTGAATCTTTTGGAACAGCCGGATTATACCCCCGAGTATGGTCAGGCTGTTAGACAACTACAGTCATTGAGTATGTCTGTTGCACGAGCTCATGTGCAACTTGATTCATTCACGTCTGATATGGAATTCAATGTCAGTGCTGTGATCAATGCCTTTGACAATGTGCAAGCCACACTGGATGCACTCAAGGCACGGCTGCGTGAACTCATAGCACAAAAAGAACCCAAACAATACAAGGCCAGCACAGTGTTGTATGAGCAAGGCATGTTGAATGAATCTCCAGAATACATTTTTGAACGTAAGCTGGGTATCGATGATCAAAGCAACATCTTGCTTCGTAGCAGGCTGCGCAACTACAGTGACTGGAGATTGCCTGGCATGATCATACGCCCAGGCCCAGAAACGTTCATTGAAGATTTGGTACCGTTGGATCCACTGTATCTAGTGGATCAGCACCAAGCACTGTTGGATCCGGCCATTTCGGCATTTACTTTGGAATATCAAAGACGTCTACGTCCATATGTGATTGATGATCGAAGAGACGGCATGCCATTGTGGCAGTTGCCTAGTGAACAGTTTGGGATGATTTTTGCTTATAATTATTTTAACTATCGGCCCATTGAAGTTATAAAACGTTATCTTGCTGATGTGTATTCCAAACTGCGGCCTGGCGGCGTGTTTATATTCACATTCAATGACTGTGATCGGGGACACGGAGCCGCACTCAGCGAAAAATTCTTCATGTGCTACACTCCGGGTCATGCTGTTGCTGCCGCGGCAGAACGTGAAGGCTACGAGATCATGAATCTACATCATGGACATGGTGATTTGTCTTGGTTTGAATTGAAAAAACCTGGATCCATCCAAAGCATTCGCGGCGGGCAGAGCCTGGCCAAAATAGTTGCGCCACAGTAAAAAAATCTATATAATACACAAATTAAGGAGTAATAAATGAAAGACTATCTCAAAGACTTGGTAGAACACACACATGATCTGGGCTGTATTGACCTGATCAAAATCACAGGAGATGCCAAAACCACAAGCATAGTGGGCGTGGCAGAAAACTTGTCTGTGGTGCTGGAAGGTACTTTCCACAAGCCCATTGCAGAATTTGCACACACTTTTGGCATGCCTAATTTGAGCAAGATCAAAATCTTGTTGAACTTGCCCGAATACAAAGAGAATGCAAAACTGTCCATTGCCACCAAAAGTGATGGCACACCCGAAGGCATTAATTTTGAAAATGCAGATGGCGATTTTCGCAACAACTACAGATTCATGGCTGAACAAATTGTGCAAGAAAAACTCAAAACACCCAAATTTGCCGGCGTGACATGGCACATTGAGTTTGACCCCACTGTGGCTGGTATTATCAAACTACGTTCACAGGCACAGGCCAATTCTGATGAACCCAACTTTCAAGCTCGCACTGAAAACGGCGATCTAAAGTTTTTCTTTGGCGACCACAGCACTCATTCTGGTAATTTTGTTTTTCATGCTGGTGTTACAGGACAACTCAAACGCACTTGGTCATGGCCAGTGAAGGAAGTCATGAGCATCCTAGCCCTGAGTGGTGACAAAACCATGCGCATCAGCGATGATGGTGCTGCCAAGATCACTGTGGATAGTGGCGTGGCTGTTTACAACTATATTTTACCAGCACAGAGCAAATAATGACAGAAACACACACACGCACCGTTGCAAGAACAATAAGTTATAGAATCATTGCCATGCTGATCACTGCCTTATGGACAGGCCTGGGCAATGCAGTGATTATTCACATTGTGTTGGCTATTGTTCATTATGTTATGGAACGTGTGTGGCTTAAAATAAATTGGGGTCGAATTGAAAGATAACTTAACAGCCAAGCAAAATGATTATGCTGTGTTTTTACCAGCTATATCAGGTTTCTATGCCACGTTTGTGGGCAAACAACGCAACGAGCCATATGTGGATCCTGCAAGGTTTCCACAAGGGTTGACTGACATGGAACAGATGAACTGGCTCAACAGTCAGAAGGCGCTGTTCCCATATCGTTGGAGTTTGTATTCAGCAGGACATGCCAATTTGGATTTGACCAAGCAGGACTGGTCAGAAGACATGGTTCGCAATCGTGAATCTGGCACATTTATACTTGGCGACTCTGGTGGATTCCAGATTGCCAAGGGTTTGTGGGAGGGCGAGTGGCGAGACCCAACCAGTCAAGCAGTGCAAGATAAAATGACTGCATTGGTTGCTCAAGGCCCAACTGAAGTGGTCAATGCCAAAGGTAAAAAAATTAAAAAAGACCCTGCTGCCGACTATCAGAAGTTGCTGGATGCTGCCCAGAAAAAACGTGACACAGTGTTGCGTTGGCTAGACAGCATTGCAGACTATGGAATGATTCTTGATATTCCTACCTGGGTCATACACGATCAAAAATCCAGCAAGGCCTGTGGTGTTACCACACTGGATGAAGCAGTTGCAGCCACCAAATACAACAACTTGTATTTTATGGCACACCGTCGAGGTGTCAAAGAAGGTGGCGCCCGATTCTTGAATGTGTTGCAAGGCGATGGTCACGACAGTGCCGAAGCATGGTATCAGGAAATGAAAGAGTTTTGCGATCCTGCTGTGTATCCTGCCACACACTTTGACGGCTGGGCCATGGGCGGACAGAACATGTGCGACGTTCAACTGATACTGACTCGACTGGTTGCACTTCGTTATGACAATCTGTTACAGCAGGGTGTACATGACTGGATGCACTTTTTGGGTACATCAAAGTTGGAATGGGCTGTGCTACTCACCGTGATTCAAAGGGCAGTTAGAAAATACGTTAACCCGTCTTTTACTATCTCCTTTGATTGTGCCAGCCCATTCCTCGCCACTGCCAATGGTCAGGTGTACTTTGAAAATGTGTTTGAACATGATTCAAAGTGGTCGTATCGTATGGCTCCGGTGTTGGATGACAAAAAATATTCCACAGACACTCGCAAATGGAGTGTGGGATTGTTGGCTGATTTGCCAAAAACAAGCAATATTAAAAACTGGCAGGACAGTCCTATCAGCGATATGCTTACAATGAAAGATGTCTGCATCTATGGTCCAGGCGATGTCAACAAAAATGGTAAAGAAGGCAAGACATCCTGGGACAGTTTCAGTTATGCTTTGCTCATGGGGCATAACGTGTGGATGCATTTGACTGCTGTGCAAGAAGCCAATCGTCGTTTTGATGCAGGAGAACATCCTGCCATGATGCAACGCAACGGCGGCGACTACGAGTATTTTGAAAACATTATAGAAGAAATTTTTTCAGCGCCAGACAAGGCCAGCGCCATGGCTGTGATTGAACGAACTGGTTACACAGGTAAGACTGGTTATTGGAATCAAATTGTTGGCACACGTGGCAACAAAGGCAAGAACACTACCAATTCTAAACCCCAATTCAATGCATTGTTTTCATATGAACAAATGGAACAAGAAGATTTTGATTCTAGTAAACTTGACAAGTTGGGGACCACAACATGAATAGAGCAGGACATGCAGGCGTTGATTTCTTTACGGGCACAGAAGTAGAACGCACTCCGGCATTTGGTAAGAAGACATTGTTTGTGGTAGGGTTACAGTCCATCGATAACATTGCTGCCAAAATGCTTGAATGTGAACACATATTCTTTGGCGCCAATCACAGTTTTGATCCCAAGACCCCGGAAGAATGGCGCAAATGGGAAAGCATGATCACGTACTTTTTGCTACGTGGTTATCTTTGCACTTTGGACATTCCTATCAGTGCTGTAGAAGAGTTCAATGATGGTTCATTGTGTGATTATCGCAACTTCATTCCGCAGATTCGAGTAAGTGTGCCGTATACAAAACTGTGGAATTATAATACAATGTTAAAAATAGATGACAAGGACTTTGACGCTACCAATCCCGGCGTCTGGTGCCACAGTCTACACAGCCTGATGAGCCGTGAGACATTTACTTCATGGGATGATTACAAAGGTGATAGTAAATTATGAAATGGCTAGACAACTGGATATTGAAACGTGCCAAGTATCTTAGAAACCGCGATGATACACAAGTGTCAGTAGATCGTGCAGAGCGTGGTCTCAGTATAGGGATGAAGGAATCTGCAAGTATTGGCAGCAGTCGGCATAGAATGAACTTTACTGTGTATCGTGCCAATGGTGGTGTACTGGTGGAGATCAACAGATACGATGAACGCAAGGATCATCATCACTGTGAACTGCACATTGTGCATCCAGATGAAAATCTTGGTGATGCCTTGGGCAAGATTGTAACATTTGAAAGTTTGAAATCTTAAAATGGCAAAAATCAAACAAGTCAAACATTTGGTAGGACAGGCAGTACCGCCAAAGACCAATGGCGCAGCTGGGCGAGCGATAGAAGAAATAATGGAGGCACAAGGTTGGCCCATGGATCGTCATGGTCAAGGAATTGACGTTCCTGCATATGGATTTGAAGTAAAAAGTAGAGATTTAGATTCAACATCAGCTCAAAGCATAGGCAAGATGTTACCCGAAGATATAAAAGTCACGCCATTTCCCAAATCTCCTATCTACGACAAAATACAACAACAGCTTAGAGTAAAAACCCAGGACCAAGTTATTGTCAGTGCCGACATGTATGATTTCAGCAATCCTTATAT